AAAGGTATTGCCTGCTTCAATCGCGGCAAGCAGCTCTTCATAGAAGCGTTTCAGAATTTGAAGCTTTGTATAGCCGCTGACCGTAAATGCCAATCCCTGGTATTCCTCGGCCAGCGCATAAAACTCATCTGCTGTGACGGGCACTCGCTCGCGGAAATACTGTGCCGCTTCTTCAAAGGTCATATCCTCACGGGTGAACAGGGTTTCAATCTTCATTTTCAATCAGCCTCCCCGCAAGGTTGGCATAAACCATTGCCTTTTGCAGCAGCGCCTCAAGGTCAGCGTCCGGCATAGCGCTGAACAGCGCCGCAGCTTCTTTTTCGCTTTCCATCAGATCCCGGAGCTGTTCCAGACTGTCCGCGCGGTCAAGTAATTTGAGAATTGGTGAGAACATTTTTTCAAAACCGTCCGCGCTGTGGCGGAGGGCTGCGTTTGCAAGGCTGTCAATATGCGCCTGTGTACCGAAAGGAGCGGCTTCGTTTTTTAGGCCGGTCAGTATCGCGGGAGGTGTTTCCTTAAAAGCCATTATGCCCATTCCTGCGTTTGCAGGACGCGGTGCGGCAATCTCTTCACTGCCTTCCGGCTCGGGAATGCTGAACTTCTTATATAGGTAGCTGACCGGCACGCGCAGTCCGGTTTTTTCAATCAGCAGTCCGAGGATATTCGCGGTCTGCATCAAATCCTCCGACTCCTCGCAGTCAAAGCGTATGCGCGGAATGCGCTTGCTTTCGCCAAAATTGAAGATGCACAGCGGGCGGATCAGGTCGCGGCGGAGAGTGGAAGCAAGCGCTTTGCAGTCCGCGACCGTGAGGTCGTGCCGCACGTCATTGTGCGTTTTGCTCTGTGCATAGCTACCGCCGCCAGAATCTGAGGTTAGCGTCTGCCCTAAAATTGCCTTGCTAATCTGTTCGTCACAATAACGCGCAAATCGTTCGTAAAGGTCAATAGAACCGGACTTTTCTGTCGTAATAAAGTCAATCGTTGTGCCGTCCGGGATAATGCCTGCCGCGTCCGCGCCGATTTGTATAAGCGCCTGCATGAGCGCCAGCTTGTCCGCTTCGCCTGCGCCGGGCTGGTATTTGCCAAGTCGCAGCGGCAGTCCGTAGACCTCGGCAAAGCTGACCCAATCCTTAATATCGTAATTCTTAAAAAGGTACATCCACGCCACAACCCGGAGGATTCCAGCCCGTGAAGGGTGGCCGCTGCGAGCCTTATATTTATGGATAATAAATTTGTTCTCCGGCAGCAAGATGCCCTCCGGCGCTTCCTGCGTGCGCACTTTGAAAGAGTCGTCCAGTGCATCCCAGAAGAATCGCTTTTGATGCCGGGATTTGATTTCCCGGACAGTCACGCGGGTTCCTTCAAAGCCCCATAGGATTTCTGAAACCGCAAAGCCCTTGCCGATTGCGTCAAGCAAATCGGTTTCGACTTCCTCAAAACTTTCGATACTTTCCAGCTGTTCGGCAATGAAGTCTGCAATCTCCTTGTCTCGCGGTTCATCACCAAAAGGTATGATTTCAAAGTCAAGGCCCGTGACCGCATTCTTGCGCGTTTGAAGCTGGGAAAAGAGGTGCGGGTCTTTCTCTTCGATATCCTCAAATAGTTCGACTTGCCGGAGTACATCACCCGCGTCGGCTTCTCTGAATATTTCGGCAAGCCGAATCGGGTTTAGTCCATTTGACGGATAATCACTATATTTATCATTGACTTGTGCAACAGCGATTTCCCGCGTTTCCGGCCTGCGCAGAGGTGGCGGTGCGTTTCGCCGCTGCCGCTTCTTGCTCACGCTTCAGCCTCAAGACGCTGCCGCGCCGTCTGATAATAGCCATCGTCAAGCTCAATGCCGATATACCGCCGTCCGGTCTGCTTCGCAGCAACCAGCGCCGAGCCGCTTCCGGCAAACGGGTCAAGGATGATATCACCTTCGCGCGTGATTGAGGTAATGATATCCTTCATCAGCTCAACAGGCTTTTCGGTCGGATGTACCATATGGGCGCTGTTCAGCTTTTCACAGGTCAGCAAATCGCGCGGCCTGCCGCCCGGAAAAGCAAACTTGCCCTTTACTGCAAAAATGATGTTTTCATGGGACGGTGCAAACTGTGCTTTATGATCGCCCATCCCGTGATAGACCTTGTTCCAGATCAGTTCGCTTTTGATATCAAAGCCCGCAATTTTCGCAGCATCCATAAATGCCTGCTGCACATCCCAGCGCGTGAAGCAAACCAGTGCGCCGCCGTTCGGTTTAAGCACACGGAACGCATCGTAAAGAAACCAGATAAACGGGCTTTTGTCGTTCTGAATCTTTGTGCCTGTCCTACTTTCGTAATTGATTCCATACGGCGGATCGGCAATTATCGCATCAATGCAGTTATCCGGGATTTCTCTCAAAACGTTCAGGCTGTCACCGTGGATAATTGTATTTTCTTTCAAGGTTTTCATTTTAGATTTTCACTCCTTAATAGGCTCCGCGCTTGAAATTCAAAGCGCGGGCAAGTACGCTTTTATAATTGATTTTGTTGCTGCCTTTGATATCAAGGGCCAGCTTAACCGCCATCTGTAATCCGTCCGGGCCGTCATCGTTTTTGCCCATTGGATACTGAAACATCTGCTCAAGAAGTGCTTTATGGCGTTTGCTGAATTTTACATAACCATTTTTAACAAACGGCTGTAAAGACTGAATCCGCGCGTCTTTATTTTGGGTGCTGCTGATTTCCTGAATCGGAAGATATTCTCCGGCTTCCGCCGAGCGCTGGCGCATGATTTCCGCAAAGTAATATTGAAACTGTACGGTTTCAACGCCAAACCGGTAATAAGGGCGTTTATACTCGCGTTTTAGGCGGCGGCTTGCCTCCAGCGCGTCCTCTATAATCTGGTCTGGTTTGCGTTTGGAAATATCCGCAAACAGGACATAAATAAAACCGGTCTGCGTATCCTTCGCGAGCGTGATAATGGCGCTGGTATCTGATTTCTTATTCTTGCCGAGGGACGGGTCATTCGCTCCGATAAATAAATATCGCGGGTCGGAAAAGTCTGGCTGCTGTTTTCCTTCATCGTCCCAGAAATCGAACCACTCCTCCTGAAAAGTACAATTCTCCGGGTCGATAGGATCGTTTTGGATTTCACTGTTAAAAGAGGCTTCACCTTCCGAAATCCGAATCACCATCAGGTCATAATAGGAAAGTTTTTCTTCCCATAGGACGGCTGTACCTTCCAGCATTTCTGCACGATTTGCTTCATAAAAGGCTTTAGCTTCCTGCTCGCGGTTCTCGTTTGCAAGGTCGGTATAAATGGATTCCCATGCGTCCCAAAGTTCCGCATTGTCTGCAAAGCTGATTACACCGCGATACTTTACAGCTCTGTAGCTGGGGTTCTTCGCGACATTGGCAAGCAGCGCATCATAGTGCAGCAGCGTGCCGATATAGACAATATCGGTGTAGGTATCGCCTGCTTTTGATACCGCTTTATAAAACCAATCCCGCAGCTTCCTGCGTTGGTCTGGAGTATTGACGTTCTCGTCATTTTCGAGATCATCGCAGACAATCAGGTCAGGACGCCACTGCTTATGACGGCGGCCACGGATTTTCTTACCGGAACCAATCGCCTCAATTTTCACACCGTTGGAAAGCAGGATAACTGATGCTTTCCAGACCCGGCCCTCCAGCGTGCCGAAGTCTTCCAGAAGTGCCGCGTTTTCTTCCAGTTCGGTTTTGATATCGGTTAAAAATCCCTCTGCCTGCTCCGAGCTGTCCGAAAGAATAATTTCATAATGCTTGTAGGCGTAAACTGCTGCATGAATGGAATCCTTAAAGGTAAAGGTCGTACTTTTGGCATGACCGCGCGGCGCTTCAATGACGCGGCGGCAGCCGTCTGCACGGCTGATTTCCTTTGCCGCTCGGTATGGGTCACACCCTTTCATCACGCCGTCCCGCCAGATGCAGTCCAGCTCTGCATGGAAGGTTGGGGACTCCCGGACGAAATAATGCGCAAGGTAAGCCCGTCCGAAATATTCAAGGTCGATTGCACCGAGCTGCCGCCGCAGACCCTTTTCTCCGGTCAGAGGTTTGCCCTTCTGGAAGTCCGCCAGCAGCTGCGCCCGGCGTTCCGGGAAGCCGTTTTCGCGGACAACATATTTGAGAAAAAGCTCGCGCTGATAGTCCCGGTTTGCGATAGTTTCGCGGTCTTCCGGTTCGGCAAGGCGCTCCAAGTAATCAGCAAGGTTAATCTTCGTCATCAGGCAGAACCTTCTCCCTTGCGCGGGAAAGCACATCGTGCAGCTCGCCGGAAAGTTCCGGGTGCTGGCGGATTGCTTCCATCAGTTCAGCCTCCATCTGGTCAAAGGCAAGCTCGGCTTTCTTCTTGAGTTCGGCGCGGGTACGCTTCTCATAAGTCGCATTTCGCGACAAAGAAGCAATCAGCCGTCCGGCTTTGTCCAGCGGGATTTCGGCGTATTCATCCTCGGCAGTGCTGACCCGCTGAATCAATCCATCCATAAAAATCATAGAGGCCGCTTTTGTATAGTCAAGATCGGGATGCTCTTCAACCGCTTTGGCAATCGCCTGCGTCCGCTGAAGGGTGTCAGCAACACGGCTTGCAATTTTAGATGTGCGCCGTACGTACCGTGAGAGCGCTGATTTGCTAATCGTGTAGCCTTCGTTCCGGAGCCATACAATGATTTCATCGTAGGTATTTGTAGAATCAGCAATCAGGCTGTCAACCTGTTCTCGAATTCCATCCGGCAGCTTATCAATGCTGCCATTGACCACCCGCGTTTTCCTGCGGCTAGACATCGACTCCCGGGTCTTGAATCGTATCCTCCAGCAGGTCAACACCCTTGCGCGTCAGTTTAATAATGCCGTCCTTTGCATAGACGTTGTAGGCGTGGATATTCTTGCCGGTGAATTCGATATAACCCGCCTCCGCGAGGTATTCAAGATATTTACCGATATCCGGGTTGTAAATCTGATTTTCAGCATACAGGGCGTTGCTGATCTGCTTTACAAACAGCGTATTGTTGCTGCCCTTTGCAAGCGACCGCAGGATATAGCCCCGGATAGTTTTATTTTTCTTTACTTCCTGCTCGGTCATTTCGTCCAGAAATGCCATGGTATCAGCCCTCCTTGTCTAAAAGCCGGTAGGTCAGCCGGTTTAATTTATCCTCAATCCGATTCATGACACGGATGCTGTCCTCCCGCGTCTCGAAAACAAGCGGAAGATTGACTTGCAGCTCGTTCAGCTTATCTTCGACTTTTGCAATATGGTCTGCGTTTTGCTTATCCGCGTTTTCCAGATTGGCGAGCGTCTTTTTCATAAAGTACGTCAGCGCACCAACAACGAGCGTGCAGAGCAGGGAGGCTGCCGCGCCAATGACTGCGGTGACTTGTACGATATCCATATGGAGCCTCCCTTAATGTACACTCTCATTCGCGGGGACACTTTCAGGAAGCATGGCAAAGGGGTCATTCTGCTTAACCTTCAGGACGGCATCTTCAATGCATTTCGTGAGGTAATCATCGAAGCTTCCGAGGGTTCTGGTAATCGTGGCCTGCGCCTCCGGCCCGACCGCCGCCTTGACTTCATCGAAGACCGTTTTGCCGAGTGCAAGCAGTTCCTCGCGATCGGCGATGCCGTTCTTCACATTCTCACGCAGCTTCTTTGCCGTGGTTTGCTCCATTGCACCGACCGACAGCTCGGCAAGCTGACGTACATCGTCCAGCGCCGTATCAAGCGCCCAGCGCGTGCGCTCATTTCGGAGCTGCGCGGTCTGCGACTTGACCTTTGCCGCGCAAAGCCGGATAAAATAGATGCCATACGCCCCAGCAAGGGATACGACCGCCAGCATTGCATCCGTCAACAAAGTGTTTGCCGCGTTCTGAATCGTTCCTGTTTCCATGATTTCTGCCTCCTTTGGGCTAAAAAAATATGAGTACAAGCTGAGCTTGTACTCATAGATTACCTGATTTTTTAGGAACAGTCTATTGGAAGCAGTTCCTAGATTTAATTCCTAGAAAGACGTTTTATCCACATTGCCGAACAGGTCAATTTGACCCTCTATAAAACCGTCTCCACAGAGCTTTCGCACCCATCGTTCAGTTACATTATATTTTTCAGCAAGTGCAACGTGATTAAAACCGTTAAACTCTGCTTTGATATGTGCGTCACGAACAGGGCGAAGCAGGCTTTCCGCTTGAGGGATGTAAATTGTTGTGCCGCCGACTACACAGGCCAGCTTATAAAATCCGTCAATACCCACTGCCTCAGCAATTTGCTGATACAACTCGCCAGCCAGCATCTCCGGTGTCAGTTCCTTAATCAGATCGTCCATGCCGCACCCTCCTTTGCTTAGCCAGGGACTTCCGTAAACAGATTACCTAAGATTCCAAACAGCTCGCCGATCGTAACATTTTGTGAAAGCCGCGCTTCCCAATAGTCCGGTGAATTGATAACGCCCGCTTCTGTCAGGGTTTGCAGGCCGCTGCGCTGCCAGTCCGGGACGGCAGGGGACTGCGGCGGTTTCGGCTGCGGCACAGTTTGTGCGATAAGCTGCGAAAGAAGCGTCAACACGCTTGCACCGTAACCTTTGCCGGGATAGGCCCAGCCTGCACCGCCCGGATTATCTTCTGCGCCCAGCCATTCTACATAAGGTGCGCTGCCACGCGTGACCAATCCGAAACGCGGGTCAACGCAAGGATTTTTCAGCGGTTCGGTGGAAGCATAGGCTTTCAGGTGTTGGATTTGCGCACGCACGCCAGTCAGTGCATTCGGGAAGGTTGCAGCCTGTCCAGAGGTATTGCCGTTCAGTGCGCCGATCCCCGCAAAATTATTCTGCCCCGGCTGGACGATGCCGCCGAATCGGAAGAAGCCCGTTTCATGCAGGCTTTGTGCAAAAGCTACATCACCGCGCACGCCCTCGGTGGCTCCTTCTATTAAGTACATTTGCGCCAGCGCTTCAAGGGAACAGCCGGTAATCTGCGGCGCAGGATTGCGGCTTCGGCAGAAAAGTGCCATCTGCTGGGCGGTGGCCTGTGCTGTACCCATGATTGAAGTTCTGATTTCAGGCACAGTCTGTACGTTGAAATAACCTGCAAGCAGATCAGCTTCTGCTTCTGCCAGCCTATCCAAATTTTCATCTACGGACAGCCATTTTGCGGCGGCAGTGTTCGTGTGGAAGCTGTGCTCGACCAGCAAGTAAACCGGCACGCCAGCTGCACGAGCACCGCGAAGAACGCCGTAATACTCGCCGCCTGCATTGTTCCTGCGGGTTGCCGTGCGGCCCTGCTGGCGGGTTCCCATAAGCTGGCCGATTGACAGAGCAAGCGCACGGGCCAGCGTGTCCGTGTTGTTTTGATTGTCGTAAGCGCGGTAAATAACAGGATAATCGACGCTTTCGGTATCGCAGGCGTTGGAATGCAGGGAGAGGAACACATCGCAGCCTTTCGCCGCCGCACCGCGAGCGTATACGTCCATAGGCGTGTCGATAGCTGCTCGCGTGGTTACGACTTCAAAGCCGCGTTGCTCAAGTGCCGTCTTGAGTTTGAGGTGCAGTTTCCAAACCATGGTACTTTCATAATAGGTCTTAACGACCGGGCTTTGATTATAGGTGCTGCCGATGTGTCCGGCGTCCAGACAAATCTTGACTTTACTCATTGCCGTCACCTGCTTCCTCGTTGGCGTGAAAAATGGGTTTGCCATCCACGTCATTGATTTCCGGCTCCTGTGCCGGGATGGGTTCAGCCGTCTGATTCATTTTCTTTACCATATGATATCCTCCTCAAAGATTGTAAATAGGATAAACTACGTCAAGCAGTTCTTTTTGCTTAAAGGTATCGCGGCCCTCTGCTTCAAGCTGCTCATAAAACCGTTTCATTTCCAGCGCAATCTTGATGGTTTTAAGAACGCCAACCTGCTCGGACGTAATCTTATTCATCTCGTCATCTACCATACACGCGATTGCCTGATACAAATAAATGGAAAGTTTCACCCAACTGCAAGTCTTGTATTCCGTCATAACTTCGGCGGCAAATTCTTTGCGGTTCAGGCTGGGTTTGCGGGGCGGGAGCAGCCCCTCTTCACGGAGCCGCTTCCGTAATGCTGCCCGTTCGTCCTTCTCCCGCTGCGCCAGGCGCT